TATCTTTAGATCCGTTAGCGGTAGTATTGCTTATCGCTGCAAATCAATCAATATTACGTGCTCAGAATGAAGAAAAAGATAAAGATCTGCATAAGAGTTCGTCTTCGGAAGAAGGGGATAAAAACCAGGAACAAAACCTGGCGCAGATTGATAAAGAAGACACGCCGGACATTAAAGAGAACAAAACATTATATGAGGAGGGGAGCATTCATAAGTCCTTTTCGGATGGCCCGCCGGAGGAAAAGAGTTCCCCGATACATAGTAAGATATTGCAGGCACCTGATTTAAATGAAGATGAAACTACTATTCATACGGTGGAAAGCAGCCGACAAGAGATTGCGCCGGACAATAATAAAAAAGAAATTACGGAAAAGATAAATGAGGGAAACTCGAAGATTTTTAGCCCATGGACGGATAGGCCACCAAGAGAAATGGGACGAATACGTAGTCCGGTTGTATCAAAAATTGAAGGCGTGAAACAGACTAATACAATACCAGTACATGATGACGCCCGTGAACCGGAATTCACGGCGGTCGAAGAACCGTGGGCGCAACAGGATTCGGTATTAAAGACACTAGTTGGATCACATTTTGTCCCACAAAAATTAAACGACCCCGAAAAGCCGATAAGTAATAGTAGCTATCCTACGTCAACCAGCTGGGTAAACAAATTCGGGAGATAATATGGAAAATATAAAGTGTTCCTTCTGTAGTAAGGATCGAAGTAAAGTAGACCATATGATAGAGGGACCTGTCTCCGACGGAAAACCACTTTATATTTGTAACGAATGTGTAGACTTTAGCTACGAAGTGTTACACAAGGAAGATTCAGAGAAACCGGAGAAAAAACGCAAGGAAAAATTGCTTACTCCGGAACAAATTAAGGCACACCTTGACGAATACATTGTAGGTCAAGATGCTGCAAAGATTGCATTATCTGTTTCAGTATATAATCATTACAAACGAGTCTTGAATAAATCTAAAGAATATGAAATTGACAAGTCGAATGTACTAATGGTCGGACCGTCCGGCTGTGGGAAAACTTTAACAGTAAAAACCATTGCATCATTATTTCAATTACCATATGTCATAGCAGATGCCACAAGTTTAACCGAATCGGGATATGTCGGCGAGGATGCAAATAATCTTATTCTAAGATTACTAGAGAATGCCAATGGTGATCTTGAACTAGCACAGAGAGGAATAATTTTTATTGACGAGATTGATAAAAAGAGTAAGAAAAACGAATCCTCTACTGTAACAAGAGACGTATCCGGCGAAGGTGTGCAGCAAGCCCTATTAAAAATGATTGAAGGCACAATTGTTAAGATTTCCGAAGGATACGAAGACCCTATAGATTTTGATACAAAAGATGTACTCTTCATTTGTAGTGGTGCATTTGTAGGACTTGATGAATTAATAAGAAAGAGTCGTTCAAGATCTAGCATTGGCATAGGAGCAACACTGAATTCTTCTGTAAAATTTTCAGATACAGTTAAATCTGTAATGCCTGAAGATTTTATTAGGTATGGACTCATTCCAGAGTTTGTTGGCAGACATCCAATAACAATTATCTTTGATGATATTGATATTGACTCTATGGTACGAATCTTAAAAGAACCAAAAAATAGCATTGTTGGACAATTTAAGGCACTATTTAAATTTGAAGGCATTAATTTAGATTTTGATGATAAATACCTACATAACGTTGCCGAAGAATGCATTAGGCAAAAGATAGGCGCCCGTGGTTTAAGAGCAGTGATGGAGAAAAATCTTCAATCAACTCAATATATTTTACCTAGGTTAGCAAAAGAAGGTGTTTCCAGAATTGCAATAGATGCAGGTGGAAATGCAAAGTATGTTTACAAAACACGAAAGAAGAAAATTAATGAGGAATAGAGATTCATCGAGGCGCCGTGGATTAATAATTGAAGTACGCGGCGACGATTTCGGAAGAGCACTGAGGACATTCAGTAAGAAGGTTCAGGATCTTGGTACCATGCAAGATCTTAAGGAAAAGATGCACTTTGAAAAACCAGCTGTGAAGAGACAACGCCTGAAAAAGCAGGCAAGAAAGCGTTGGGAGCGTAAGGTTGAAGATATGATTGCCGAAGGGCAGTGGCATAAGGACAGACCTTACTGAATATTGAATATCGGTTGACATAAAAACATATATAATGTATAATGTCGACTGATAAATAAATTTGTAAATTGCCCATTAGGGGATTTACATTTACGGTGCATGGTGCACCAAATTTTTAACTTGCTTAACAAGGAGTTTATATGCCAAAATCTGACTTTGAAAGTCTGTTCGATCGTTTTAACCAAATTGCTGTGGGCTTTGGCCCAATGTTCAGAGATTTTGAACATGTCAGTAATAATTACCCACCCTTCAATGTTGTAAATGTTTCCGATACGGAAGTTCGTCTTGAGCTTGCATTAGCAGGATTTAGGAAAGATGAAATTACAATACAAGAGGAAAACGGTACACTAACAATTGGTACTATTCCAGATCTAGCTAAGACTGAAGAGAGTTATCAATATCGCGGTATCGCAAAGAGGTCCTTCAAGCGCAAATTTCACATTGCTGAATTCTATGAAATCAGTGGTGCTGCATTTGAGAATGGTATTCTGTCAATTAGTTTTGTTAAGAATATACCAGAGGCCGCAAAACCAAAACTTATTGCCATTAGATAAGTTTAGTTGACAACTTGCCCCGGGTAGTGTAAAATAACTTAAACTCCCGGGGATTTATTATGGCAACAGCAGACGTAGATGTTAGAGAAAAAGTCGATCAAACAACAGAGATCAGACTTCCAAAAATGTATAAGGTCATTTTGCACAATGACAATACCACAACCATGGATTTTGTTATTGAGGTATTGGTTAGGATATTCCATAAGACTGCCGATGAGTCAATGATGCTTACACAAGTCATTCATGAGACTGGGCAAGGTATTGCTGGCGCACCTTATACACGTGAAATAGCAGAAGAAAAAACAGCGGAAACTTTGGCAGCAGCCAGAGCAAACAATTTTCCGTTATTGGCAACCTTCGAGGAAATTTAATATAAATATTCCATGTTGCCACGGAGTTAAATGTCTACAAATCTAATCCAATTTAAGTCGTTCCTTGGAAAATATTATCCAGAGCTTGCTTACACGGTCATTCAGGAAAAATATATAAAGGCAGGTATCGATAAGATTTTCGAACAACGATATAGTATTCAATGCAATAAAACGCAGATGATTGTTGATCCTGCGCTGAAAGGCCTTATTATTAATGTGACCGGTAATGAAATTTTTATCAGTAAGGAATTGTACGATCATCCAGAAGTAATTGTTTCTAATTCTATGGAATCACCGATTAATACCAATCCAAAGAGTTTGTACAATCCCGAAACTTTCTCAACACTAGCATACCTAGTGTGTCAAAATCATACAACTTTTCAGATTACTGGTAAAGTAGATAAGCCTATTTATATCAAATATAAATCTGATTTTGAGACATTCTATAATTCTGTAATTGTATTCACAATTGACACGGGATGTGATGCAGAAATAGTTGAGGAGTTTGAAAGCCTATGTGTTTTAAATTCAGTGACAAATTATATACTGAGTGAAAATTCAAAGCTAAATCTCTATAGTTTCTATCAAAATCGTATTCCAGCAGTATCGTTTTGTTATAGGAATATAATTGTAAAAGAAAATGCTACCCTAAACCATATACTTTTTGGTAAAGGATCTGCACTTTCTTTGGATGAAACACGAGTTCATCCTCATAGCAATTCTACCACAAATATTACCAGTTATATAAATCCTGGACAACAAGAATTTCATAGCATATTAGACATTCTTGCTTCGTCGATTGATTATAATTTTCTATTTGATCAAAGACATGTGCTAATTGGTAATGGTAAATCAACCTTTACAAAGGCATGCACAGATAACATGTCTTTAGGTACAAACATAAGCATTTCTTCATTGGTATTGGATACTATTCCAGAGAAAGAACGCATGAGTAAAGTGGAGGAGTTTTTATCGCCTATATCGGAGAAGTCTAAGTTAGAAAGAAATTTAGGATCTGAAAGATTCTATATCAATAAATCCAAGTTCTTGGATTTTCAATAAATATACATGTGAAAGCATAATAAGAGGATAATAAGAAATGACTAATATTGAATCCCTAGGTACTGATTATACGGTAGCCGACAAAAATGGTAAGATTATCAAAGTAATTCAGCTAATTTTGTATACAGAAATTCTAGATGCTATCCTTGGCCCTTATGACGAAGCAAAATTCGGAAATATGTCTAACTACATGGCAAAATCACTTGAGGTGCTGGAGGGATTCGACGGCGGCTCACCTTACACAACATTATGGCATGCTACTTCTGAACACGAGGTTGTTTTGCCCGAAATTATCGAACATGCAATCAAGCATGGTTACGAAAGAATTATTCTCGAATACCTTGAAGATTTAGAATAATTCTGTTATAATAATTTTACCCCTGTTAGCTCAGAATAGTAATCCATACATTGTGTTGTCACCACTGGCACCAGTGGTAAAGCGCCACACATTATAGATTGCCTAAGAGCACTTAATAGATAATTAAGGGACCGCGGTTGGAAGATTATGCGACAGGGGCTCTTATATGAAACGAGAAGAAAGAATATTAGTTTGCAAATGGATAGGTGCCGGGGAGGGATGTAGACAACCCACTATTTTTGGAAAATCGTATTGCGAAAGGCATAACAATCGCATGTATGAAACTTATTATCCTGAGATGGCAGATTACCTTATAGAAAAAGAACTAAAAGATAATAATATTCGTTGACTTCTTTATGCATTATTGCTATAATGTATTAAAGGAGACATGTATGAACTTTAACGAAGCTATCCTGTGCGGTATTATTGCAGTTTCTGTAGTTAGTGGTCTTACCTTCTGGGGATATAAGACTTCTGAGTGTAAAATTGAAGCAATTAAAGCAGGAATGAAATCTGAAGAAGTATCTAAGGCCTGCCATTAATGAATACTAAAGAAGTTTTGATCATTGGACTCTTGGTATTTTCGATATTAATTGTGCCGTTTGGTAATATGACTTACGAGGCATACCTCCAAAATAACTGCAAGATAGAAGCACTCAAAGCTAATAAATCAACTGAAGACATTGTACGACTTTGTAGATAATCATGGAACCAAAATTGTTAACAAGATCTACTCTTACAATTATCAAAATGATATCTTTGCATCCCGGGCCCTTTTCCAATCTTATTGCAATGCGGGCATACATATTCTATTCTATTTTGCTCTCCTAATTTAGGATATTTTTTCCCGAACCTGTGATGATTTGCACCTTGTATTTCGGGCCTTTCTTTTCCGGCATTCCAAATTGTAATTTCACCCCTGGCAAATTTTTCTTTTCTTGTCCTCGACACCTTAGCAGTTATATCGTGGTTACTCATATGATGAAATTCTAATAATCTTTTTGAGACATCAGGTCTAGATTTTCCTATTTTAGATTCAGATATTTTTTTCCTTACGTCTTCTCTTTTAGACGGATTGGCATCACCGACCATAATCGGGCGACTTCTGGTAGAACATACATTTACCCAATTTATGTTTCTATTTACTTTTAATTTCTGTAATACTCTTTCTTCCCAATCTCTTGCATCGTCAACATTAACAAATATTTTTCTTACTTTATAGGTAAACGATTCTTTTCCAAATTTAGATATCATTGACTTTATATGACGAGAGCTTGTAAAATATGTTATCCAAAGATCAGATGGATGACAATTTTTAGCAAATCTTACCCCGTAATATCTTCTACCATCTGGGCAATTTATTACATATGTATATGGTGTAGTCATGGAAAAACTCCTTACAAGAGACGAATTTAGAGAACAAGTTTTCAAAAGAGACAAATATAAATGCGTCTTTTGTGATAGACCGGCATTAGATGCTCATCACATATTAGAACGTCGTTTATGGTCTGACTTTGGTTATTATTTATCAAATGGTGCATCAGTCTGTGAAGAACACCATCTGGCATGCGAAAGAACGGCTATTTCGGTAGAGGATGTGCGACTCGCCGCTGCTATTACCAAGAAGGTTGTACCAGAGCATTTTTACGATGACCACATTTACGACAAATGGGGTAATCCAGTTCTGGAAGATGGCCGTAGAGGGAAGGGTGAACTCTTCTATGATGAATCTGTACAAAAGGTTCTCAAAGAAGGCGGCGTTCTTTCACTTTTTACTTCTAGAGTTAAGTATCCGAGGACTAATCATCTGCCGTGGAGTCCCGGTGTAAATGACGATGACCGCGTAATGAAAACTCTGGATAACTTTATTGGAAGAAGAGTAATTGTTACAAAGAAAATGGATGGCGAAAATACTACTATGTATTCTGATCACATCCACGCTAGGAGCTTGGACAGCAAAGGTGGTGAGGATAGAGCTTGGGTCAAGCAGTTCTGGTCAACTATAGCGCACGACATACCTGCAGACTGGCGTATTTGTGGCGAAAATTTGTGGGCCGAACACTCAATACATTACAGCGACTTAGATTCTTATTTCTTAGGTTTTTCCATATGGAATGATCTTAATATTTGTCTTGACTGGGATGAATCTGTACAATATTTTAGTTTGCTGAATATTAAACCAGTGCCTGTTATTTACGATGGCATCTGGGACGAAAAAGTAATAAGAAATATTGAAAAAACATTGCAGTGGGATAAGGATGAAGGTTATGTTGTCAGGGTAGCCGATGCATTTCCTTACTCCAAGTTCAAAGATTCTATAGCAAAGTATGTAAGAAAAGGTCATGTACAGACTACAAAGCACTGGCGAGCCGGAAGGCAATTTACGCCAAATGAGATAGTAAAAAAAGGCACTTGATTGTGCCTTTTTTTATGGCCTAGAGAATGCCATAACTTGATAAATACATAATCAAGAATAAGGGCGTTTAAATGTCAGATATTAAAAAATGGATGGAGATAGTAGCCGGCGCCGAGCGTTTATCGGCTAATATCCTCAATTTTAATGTTGAACCGACAGAAAATACTGCTCCACAATCAAGCCCGAACATTACAATTAATTTGAATGTAGGGAAGGATGGAGAGCAAGCTGAAGTAGATTCAGATACTGCCGCTTCAAGCCCAGTACATAATTTTGTGCCGAAGGGTTCCAGCGTATCAGTTGAGCCTGAAGTACCGGCACCGGTTACAGCACCACCGTTGTCCTTTAAGAAAGACGACACAGTAACAATAGTCCCATCTTCTGGTGGCGGCATTGGTAGATTTCAACAATATACAAAAAACGGTGCCTTAATCGATATAAAAGGTGTACTAAGAGAATTAAGTGCTGAAGAATTTTTACCATTGAAGAGGGATTATGAAGATCCTTACGAGCAAGGTAACAAATGGTTGCATTCAACAGTTACACCTGATACAGTTGGGACAATGAATGACAAACCTGAGTTCCGCCCTGGAGATATTGTTAGGGTGCAGGATGTTTACGGTGCAGTAATAGGACCCGGATTCGGTGTGTTTGTTGCATACAGCACCAGCGGCGAAGAAGCTATTATTAGCCAGGATAATAAGCAGATTGTGGTACCTATTAAGAATGTTATTGCAATCAAAGAACAAGAAGCGAAGAATAACTTTAGTGAAACAGATAATGACGGTAACTTATCGCCAATGTCTCTTGGAAAAGAAAATCTAAAAATTGAGGAAGCGGTAATGGATCAAAAAGATGAATTCAGCAAATGGATGTCAGCGGTAGAAGAAGCACTTAAGACAGATGCTTCCATTGTTGATGAAGAAATACTCGAGCAAGGTGCATGTGGTGGCTGTGGTGCCTGGGATTGCCCAGAATGCTTCCCAGAACAAGACGGCACGGATGCAACAGACAGCGAAACAATTCAAGCTACTATCATTATTCCTAAGGATGCATTACAAGGCATCGCACCAGTTGACCAAGGTATCGGTGATATGTGTGATGTCATGGATTCTGATGAAGTTGAGACAGAAATCCCATTTGATGCGGCTAACGGAATAGAATTCAATGAAGGCGATCCTGTTGCCGACTTTATTAATAGTGGAGGTCGAGTTCAGCAATTACCATACATGAACAGGCCAAGAAAGTCTGGCATGGAATTTGGATCCAAGCATATTGGATCTGCACACGGTAAAGAAACATCCAGAGGTTCATTGCGTGGTTCAGCAGCAAATGTTAGCCACGGAGATAAAGTATCACAGAAACCAGTGGTCGGTGAGGAAGATACAGAATTTGTTGAAAAGCCGAAGTCTGGAAAAGGCGTCAAGCTAGGTAATATAGTTCAGACAACTCGATTTGAAAAGACCGGCGGTCAAAATTCACCGATGACATACGGTGACGACAACTTGGCAGAAGGTCCAGAAGATGAATTTTCTAATCGCAAAGAAGCCGCCGACATGAGGGATAGTATTGCGAATATGCAAGGTCTTGGACTAAGTAAAGACAACGTGCAGTATTCAATGGATCAATTGGAAAATATGCCTCCAGAAGAATTAAAGGCGACTTACGATAAGGTCATGGGTGATGTCTCTGAAGCTGCTGATGGTCCTAGACCAACAAAAACGAAGAAGGTTGACCCATTCGGTGCTGATGACTTGACAGGTACAGGCAATGACAGTCCGTTGATTAATATTCCTCCTGATGATGGTGAATTTAACGACACATTACCTGATCCTTCGATGCCAGCAATGCCTGTTGCGTCTGCTGATGCAACTCGCAGGGCGACAAGTGGGATAAATCCATCTTCTCTTATGAGAGATTTCATGAGTCGTATTAATCCTAATGCTGGCGGCGATGAAGCCGAGTTACCAGATATAACAGGATCAGAAATTGTTGCAAGAACAGCACAGGATGTTCCGGCAGTTATTAGTTCAGCATTGCAAGCATCTGGAACACAGAATCCAGAATGGCATACAGTAAATAATCTTCCGGGATACAGAGAGCGTAACATTCGAGGTATGGGTCGCCAAATTTTTGGAATGTTCACGTCAACGCCGTTAGAACAAATTCAAACAATTGCTAACGTCGAAGGACAGGGGCCTAATACACCGGCAGAAATGAGAGCAGTCGGCTCTTGGTTAATGGCCAATGCCGAAGATTTAGGAACAGTAGACTTAAGTCATGGACAAGCAATCCCTGGATATAAGCCAGACGTAAAAGAATATAGAATTAACGGAGTTCGTTTCCACGTAGTTAGGGACCCAATGGGGCAATACATTTATGCCTACCCCGATGCTGATGCGCGAACAAATACAGGACAAGGTAGATTGGGCAGGCAAGATGCCCCTAGATTAAACGAAGGTGACGAAATGATTATTAAACCAACATTGTTTGAACAATTAAAATGGGATGAAGAAATTAACGAAACATTCATTGCTGAGAGCTCATTGAGTAAACTTATTGGAAAGCAGAAAGGTGGTCAGAACTTAGTTAAATGGCTTCACAGAAAGCACAAGCTAGGTAATGATGCAAATCTTGAGCCTGCTCCATTTAGTACAAGAATGCTTTGGAAAGAATACAAGAGAAATCCTGATAACTTTATTATTGTATCTGCTGCCAACGGTGTTGCAGGTATTAAGCCGTATGAAGATTTCATTAAGAAGAGAGCAGAAGAGTTTAGAAAGAAAGGCAAGGAATATGATCCGGGCGGTGATTCTACTGTTCCATACCAGATTATAGCGTTTACCGATGACGGTGAACAGATTGATCCATCTTTCTTCAAACAGAAACCAAAGCCAGGTACTGACGATGAGAAGTTCTCTGATCCTACAGTAACAAGAGCACGTATGGGACTTCACAATGGTAGAGACATGCAAAATCCTGATAATACATTCAACCTACTTGCAGACAAGATTGGTGCATTAAGGACAGTGTATGTTGCTAGCGGTGGTGTTGAAAGAGAAAAAATGAGTAAGAGAGCCGACCTAAAGAAAGGTGATGCTGACTTACCTAATTCAGAAGCACTGGAACAAATATTCCAGAGAGTTCGCCCAGTTATTAAAAAACTAGCAACTCAGGCAGAAAGTCATCTAATGAGGGCAGCAAAGCGTGCCTTTGATGGTAAGAATTTCGCTGGAGCACAGAAATTAGCCGGTAATGCAGATAAATTAACACAGTTTATAGCATCAATTGATAAGTCTGGTGATCTTAGATTATCTGGTACATTGCAGACTCAAATTGCAAGAGCTATAGCAAAGGCATCAGGATCTTATCCGGGTGCTCCCGAGTATACAGAGTTCCTAAACAGGGCCGCTCGTGGAAGTGCAGTTGAATTGAAGCCTGTACTTGATGCTCTAAGGGACGAACTTGTTGGACTTACATGATGAGTTTATTAGAAAATCTAATTAATGCATTTTTAAAAGAAGCTGCTGCCTTAACAAAAGGCAGTCAGCGTGTTATGGCTAATAAGAATTTAGTTTCTGAATTGGCTATGGCAATAAGAGATGACGTCATGTCAAATCCTTCTGTATTTCCCCCCGGATCTAAACAAAAGTTCCAGAAAGCTTCTGATCAAGACTTAGCACAATGGTTTTTAGAAAATATTGATCTTATCGAGAAAGAAGGATATGAAGGTACTGTATATTCAAGAGATGGAGTAAATAGTGACTGGATTGTCAGACGATACATTGCAGGAAGTCATAGCTGGGAAGATTTGACCGGTGTTATGAATATGAATTTAAGGGACTGGTATCTTCTTAAGAATAGGGGTTTACTTGACCCTGCTCATGGTGATATTCCAAAGTTTAACAGTGTTAGAAATATTGGATACTATATTAATACTCATTATGAAAATCAATTACAGAAGGTAAGAGACGCAGCAAAGAATGCGGCCAGAAATAAAATGGCTAAATCTATTAAGCTTGTAGATAATGATGATTATAGAATATATTCTACACTGAACCGTGCCGCATCTTGTGCTCTTGGCTTAGGAACACAATGGTGTACAGCAAATTCAGATTATGGTGGCCATTATCATAATTACGGCAATAAAGCAATGTTATTTCAATTATTTCCATACGTTAAAGATGAAGATGGAAAACCAAAACTAGACGACGACGGCGATAAGATCTTAAATCAAACTGAAAAATATCAATTTGATGCTGGTGGACCGAATTTTATGAATATCACTGATATTCCGGTTCCAGCGGCAACAGTCAGATCAAAATTTCCATACCTTTATGATGATTTAACTGATGCATTAAAAAAGAATAAGTCTAAGCTAGATAAGATAATTAAAGATGCCGCTGAAGATCCAACCTTAAAGGGTGATGATTACGCAGTGAAGCAGTATAAGGCAGATGAAGAAATTGCAAAATTATCAAAGTTTCTTGATAGAGGATACTTCACAGATGAAGAACGTCCTAAGGATAAATCCTCTAAGGATGATAGTAATGCTGAAACTCCTATTGTTGGGGAACCAGCGGCACAGACATCTGCAGAACAACCAGCCTTACAAGCACCGGTACAGGTACAACAAATGGAAGGCAAAACATTCAAAGATTACATGTTAGAGTCAAAAGAGGAAGATGAAATTTCCGAGGAAGATGAAGAAATAAGCAATCAAGAAGGAATGCAAGGAATGGATCTGGGTTCAATGGGTGGATCAGGTGCATCCGGCGGCGGTGGAAAATATCCACCTGGCACCGCACCAACAATGCCAGAATCTGTCAACCACCAAGGAGAAATGACAATGGAAAACGTAGATAAAGATGTAGCTGCCATGATGGCAAGTTTGAAGAAATATGACACACTTGTTGAATCATGTGCTCCGGTGTTAATGGCTCGTCCAAAGCCTTATGTCGCTGAAGAAAAAAACAAGAACCCATGGGAAGATTTGGGCAAGGATGACAAGGACGAAGACAAGAAAGTCGGGACAAAAGAGAAGACACACAAAGGTGGAACTATCGAAAAGACAGCTACTGGTCTTAAGCATACTGCTGCCGATAAAAAGGAAGATGTTAAAGAAAGTGCTGATGCTGAAGTTCTAGAATGGATGCAACGCTTCTCTAAGTTAGGAAACATGAAAGGCTACGGCAGGTAATATGAAACTTGATGAATTTTCAAAGAGAAATTCTCTAAACGAAAAGGACGAGGGTAAGCACAATAACGGAAAGACTACCGGATTTGATGCGGTTGCAAAAAAAGCGGCGGAAGAATATGGTAGTAAAGAAGCAGGTGCTCGTGTCGCAGGTGCTGTTCGAAATAAAATGAAGGCTGACGGTAAGATTGAAGAAGCAACCGGAGATTCAAAATTTGATAGCATGATGGGAAAGATTAGTGGTAATACAACACCACAGTCGGTTGCCGGAAATGCTGCAAATAGAGTTGCTTCTAAAACTGATAGCCCGCCCGACAGTGAAACAATTCAAGCTTTGAATAAAATGATGTATGATTTACATAAGGCTATGCAAGAAGCTGATACTTTAATGAGAAAGCTAACAAACGGGAATTAATTCTTCATTATTTGACATTTCTATAATATATGTTATAATGTATTAAGGAGACAATTATGTCATTAAAAGAAGAATTTTTAAACTCGTGCATGATTTTAGATACTGAAACAAATTCAGATGATTATAAAATTGCAGAGATTATTGAGTCGGGATTTGTAATCAGAAAAGATGGAAAATGGGAAATCTTTTCTGATTTACACAAACCCATTGAAAAAAAGATTCCGCCTAAGGTGGAATCTATTTGTTACATAACAAATAAGATGGTAGAAGATAAACCTAGCTTTGTCGATAATGCCAAAACATTCCAAGAAACAGTAGACAAGTACAAAGATGGATATTTGGTTGCACACAACCATTTCTTTGACATGCGCGTTTTAGGTAATCACGGAATTGATGTAGAAAATCACAACTGGATTTGTACCTGGAGAATGGCTAAAAAAGTTTTCAACAATATTCCTGATATTGAAGAGACAAATTTGCCTTACCTAAGATTTGCGCTAGAATTAGACGTGCCGATTGAGCTGTATTGTCATCGTGCGGGAAACGACTCTTATATTACCGCTAAATTACTTGAAATATTGGTGGATTTCCTGGAGAATACAGGGGTGATTGATACTAGTCTACCCTACGGGCCACAGATTGCAAAATGGGCAGCAGAACCTATTATTTATGAGAGAATGCCAATTGGTAAACATAAGGGTGAACTCATGACAGATGTGCCAAAGAGCTACTGGCGTTGGGCTGTGCAGAATATGGATTCTTTAAATGAAGAAGCTGATAACTTCGACCCCGACTTTGCTGCAAGTGTTCATCGCGCACTAGGAATAGACTGATGTATGGTATAGGACTTGGGAATGCTGTATTGTGTGGATTCACAGCTCACCAAGGGCGTTATTTTTTAATGCCAAGAGATAATCTCTCTTTCTATATACCTATAATAAAAAGCACATCTTTAGAAATAGATCAATTACTTCAGGATATCTCTGTAGAGATAGGTAATTTTCAAATGAATGTAATTAAGTTTACAGAGGAAGAACTTTACGAGATAACAATGAGGAAATTAAGAATTTAATTTCCGTTGTTATTTCTTGCACCGTCCATGTATGATGTAATAGCTGACGGTGCTGTCGGGTCGTATAGTTGTACATTCTTGTTATATGGTAATCCGGCAGCATGTAATGCATATTGGAGTCCTCTATAACCCGGCGACTGAAGTTTAGTACCCTCTGGCTTTGTATTATATGGTGCCTGAGGTGCGGTTACTGGCTTTGTAAATACAGGAGCAATGCCTTCGGTAAACCACTTCTTAAAGTGTTCTTCGTAATATCCTGCATTCTTCTCTTTGTATTGCACATCTTCAAGGTTATAATATCTATCCATATCCTTTCCAGCCTCTTTGTAAAACCTTGCTACGGTGTCAGTTGGACTTTCTAACAGGATGTCTTGTAATTTCATGATAACCTCTATATAATTAATATTTATCACATAAAGGAAAACCTATGTCAAATTTAGTCCCAATCGTCCTTGAAACAACTGCTCGCGGAGAGCGTAGTTACGATATTTTTAGTCGTTTGTTAAAAGAAAGATTGATTTTTATTAACGGCGAAGTTACTGAACATATGGCCGAAGTGGTAATTGCACAATTGTTGTTTCTTGAATCTGAAAGTGCAGAACAAGATATCAACATCTATATCAATTCTCCCGGTGGTAGCGTAACAGCAGGGTTGGCAATGATCGACGTATTCAATTACATCAAGCCCGATATTGCAACATACGTAACAGGAATGGCTGCAAGTATGGGATCACTTCTTTTATCGGCAGGTGCCAAGGGTAAACGATCTGCACTTCCAAATGCCACAGTAATGATTCATCAGGTGCTTTCCGGATATAAAGGACAGGCGTCGGATATCGAGATTCATACCAATGAAACTTTGTATCTTAAGAAGAAGTTGAATCAAATGTTAGCAGATAACACATATGGAAAAACTTCATATGAGCAGATGGTGCAATTAACTGACCGTGATAATTTTCTTAGACCAGAGCGAGCCCTCGAACTTGGATTAATCGACAAGATTGTAACCAACAGGGTCTGATAAATATAGGCATGATCCAGATTACATATAGAGCTCGAGAAAAAATGATTGACGTACTCATAGACGAGAAATCGCCTATGTTACGGTTTGGTTTACAAGGTGGGGGATGCTCGGGATTCTCCTATTATTTTTCAATAGAGACAGAAAAAGAGGAAGATGATTACGAAATTACTTTAGACGAATCCCACATGCTTATTGTCGATGCCGTCAGCATGATGTATCTAGCGAATGCCGAAATTGATTATAAGAGTGACATAATGGGTGAATCTTTTGTTTTTAATAATCCAGATGTAAAAACATCCTGTGGATGCGGACAGAGTGTTTCCTTCTGATAAATATTAAAAACAATAAGGAACTTGCCCATGACTGCACCGTCAAAAATGCTTCTGGCATTTGAAACTACTAGAGCCATTTTTGAATACTGCCAGTCGTTATTCCTTACTGTACCTTTAAAATTTATATCTGCTAAGGGTGATGGGCACCCGGTAATTATACTACCGGGTTTAGGAACAGCCGATGGTTCTACTCATTTTGCTAGAAATTTTCTTTCCGGACTAGGATATAATGTACACCCGTGGGGTCTTGGTAGAAACTTGGGTCCGCGACGTGGGCTTGAGAAATTAACCTCAGATATCGAAGATCGAGTGCGTAGCATATCTGAAGCCGCAGGAGGCGCCAAGGTATCTGTTATCGGCTGGAGTCTCGGCGGAATTTACGCAAGGGAATTGGCTAAATCACATCCGTCTTTGGTTAGGCAAGTTATAACACTGGGTACTCCATTTAAAGTTAAAAAAGCCGCAACAAATGCACAATTTCTTTACGAATTATTAAGCAAAGATAAGAGCCATCTCGACCCTGAATTTATAAACCAGATCGCGCTTAAGCCGCCAGTGCCATTTACTTCAATATATAGTAAATCCGACGGTGTTGTCTCATGGGAATGTTCTATTGAAGATGAAGATGATTTCACAGAAAACATTCAGGTGCCCTACGCCAGTCATCTTGGTTTAGGTCATAATCCCATTACAATGTATCTTCTTGCCAACAGGTTATCTCAGCCCGAAAATAATTGGCAACGTTATTCTAAAAGTTAGTGCATATTGACATAATGTATATAGTATGCTATACTATATAAATGTCAGGGAGAGTTATGAAACAAGACTTATATGTACCAATGAATAAATTAATATACGAAAAACAATCATGGACATTCACTCAAATCAATATTCCGTATACAGAAATAGCAAAGAGAGGGATTATTCTATGGTGTGTTGAAAACCTAGGTGGTCGATGGACAATGCTAGGTGGAAATAAATTCGGATTCGAAAGCGGCGAAGATGCTACAGTCTTCAGTTTACAATTCGGAGTATAATTATGATTAATATTTCAAAAAATATCTTTGTTGGTATAGATTCGGGCAGAGTAGTGCAAGGATTAAACGAAGCTGAAATCGCACCAGGCGGCGACACACCATCTGAACAGAAGAAAATTAAGGGCATGTCGAATAGATTTTCAGAGGTAAAGGAATTTGAAAATATTCCTTTACCTGGATTTACTCTATTAAAGTCTGAAAGAAAGAATTATAGTTCACTAGAAAGAACATGGCTTGTTATTGATCCGCGTGGATTTTTAGTTAGAATCTCCAGTGATAATATGGAATCCATATTATCATTGACAGGTATCACTGAGGGATTAATCCAAGAGAAATGTCTCTGGGTTAGAGATGATTCAAAGACAAAAGTAAAACTATTTCCAATAAATGATCCTCTATATATAGAAGCAGTAGGTAATACAAAGTTATTAGAAAATAAAATTGATATTAACACTGTTTCGGTGGGAGATCTTGTATATACCCGGCAGAAAATTGTTGGAACATACATGGGTAGAATATCAATTTACGGATATCTAGAAGATTGTAGATATGGTGAACCAACTAAGAAGGTTGCAAAGCATTTACGACAGCATGTGATAAAAGTAAATAATAAGAAAGTTGATTGTTATGTAGCAAGTACAAAACCTAATATATTAGAGATAAGGGAGAGATCTAAGGAAACATTAACCATAGATGATTCTATTGCCGAGATTAATAGTAGACTAGGTGCATTTGTATATGATTATGTATCTACATCTTCTTCTCCGTATTTTAGAAAAGACATAAAGTACGTTTCGAAATATGCTGTTGCTGATGTAGGACTATCACTAGTTGAAATAACAAAAGGAGAAGCAGCTAGCCTGTTTATGCACTCAGGCTCTAATCCTAGGGATATGGTGTGCATATTAGAAGATGATAGGCATAGAAAATATACCTTTGATTTCCCATATCTTGGATACAAATCAAAACTTGCCCGGTCTACAATTGATAGTTTTTTTGTAAGTCCTGTGGAAAATATCAAAGACAGCAGTATAGATGTTAGCACCACTAGTAACACAGAAAACAGTCCCAGATTTTCGCTTGACAATTTTGTAAAATTCTATAAAATAGTAAAGAGTGTCAAACACGACACCTTTTTATAGGATTTTATGAATACAATTTTAACAAATTATCAAACCTTTGTAGATGGGGTAACAAGCGACGTTAGCAAGAATACAGATGCCTATGTTGCAAGAATCAATGAATTAACGTCGCAAGGATGTGATGTGGCTCGGCTCACAACAGCAGGCATCGGGCTTGCAAGCGAAGGCGGGGAATTCAATGAGATTGTAAAGAAAATTATGTTCCACGGTAAGGAATATAACGAGGATAATATTTTTCACATGAAGAGAGAACTTGGAGATATTATTTGGTATTGGATTAATGCATGTACAGCATTAGGTTTTAATCCTAATGAAGTTATTGATGAAAATGTTCGAAAGCTTGAGAGCAGATACCCGGGTGGTAAATTTTCTGTCTGGCACTCTGAAAACAGGAAGCCAGGCGATCTTTAAATTGTTATGAAAAACAGTGTCCGATTGGATAATATGGATATATCAGACATACCATTAATATCGAAATTTATTAAAGATAATGAATTAGATTTAATAAATTTCAATTCGGACTTTAGAAATTTTCAACTTCATATATGCACCTATACATTTACTTTTTCTAACAGTGAAGATGCCCTAATATTTAAATTAGCATTCAAATGAGAGTTCTAAAGAAAGACATCTGGCCAGCAGTTGTTAATATAACAGCAGAAAAGCACACAGAAATGATTCTTTGGTGTGAAGTTAATTGCGGTAGAAGATTTCGTGATTGGTATAGTTATAAGGTTTATGGGGCAAGTAACACAGTGATTTATGCCTTTAAGGATGAACCGACAGCAATGGTTTTTAAATTAAGATGGGTAGGTGAATAATGGGATTAAAAAGTTTAACCAAAAGAGTAATAAAGAAAATAGCCGAATGGGCATACGCGGATGAACGTAACATTTTAACCGCAGAAAAGTATTCTACAGCAACGCCTGTTAGACGAGGACATGTTCCGGAAAGATTTGAAGACGCAAATAGGGGTATGAATTTTACTGTATATTCTGCAACGGGTGGTAAAGTTGTCCAATTATACCACTATGAACCACAGACAGATAAAACAACATCAAGATTATATATCGTAAATGACAAGGATGACCTTGGGACCGAATTGGGAATGATTGTAACTCGGGAATGTCTTACCAGATGACATTAGATGATATACTTCTTCCTTTCTTTTTTGAACCTTGCACACCGGAATTGAATATAAAAATTTCGGAAAGAGTTAAAGAATTATCACCGGGTAACTATGATGTGATTTCTACAGCGACTAGTTCGGGAATTACAGTTGAACTCAGGTTTAAAGAGCCGGCTGATGCTTCTTTTTACTGCTTAAAATATGATTGGATGAAGGCATGCAGATAACAAACGATAAATGGGCCGGTCGTCTTATAAAGATGGCTCACGAGGTTGCATCCTGGTCTAAGGATAAATCAAAAAAAGTCGGGGCTGTAATAACAACCAAAGAGGGATTACCTGTATCTTGGGGGTTTAATGGTATGCCAAGGAAAATCGACGACGATGTCCCCGAACGCCATGAGAGACCATACAAATATAAATGGATGTGTCATGCTGAACGTAATGCAATGGATTTATCCCCACGGGGGGATCTTTCTGATTGTGTTATGTTTGTCACCTTTTCACCATGTACCAATTGTGCCCAAGGGATAATACAAAAGGGAATTACAACAGTTGTGATTGATGCAAATAATACACATGATCTAGTTCCGGAGCACTGGAAAGAGGATATGTTTGTAGCTATAAAAATGCTCGAGGAAGCTGGAGTAGAGATATTATCAGCGCATCCTTCAATTGACGCAGACAGTTGATGCTAGTAAAATAAACTTTGTTAGCAGCAATGTTAGCAACTTTTAATCACTAACCAGAAAGGTATATATGAAAAAGCAAGCCGAAAAGATTGTCCCTGTTAACTTGAAAGAGGCCAATGCCCTGCATCAGTTTCGTTTGACGATTCGCGATGAAGCACACTTCTACAAGGTTGTGAATTGGCTCAACGCCAGTGTTGGCAAGGGACGTGATTATTGGACCTTCGAAGGGCGTCAACTGAAGATTTTGCGTCAAGGCAAATCTGTCAGCCCTATGGTCTACATCTTTAAGCCTGGTTTTGATCCTGCTTCAGCATTGTTCCTTAGCCTGGTTTAATGCAGCCATACAATCTGCATGTGCTGGTGAGCGATGACGGTACCGTCATCGCTCTTCGCTATGTGGAAAGTATAAAATTAGATAGAACGAGCGAACAAGCAGTAATTAATGTTCTAAAGGAAGATTATTCCTTTGACATTATTACACTTTCTGGTATGAAATATACCATATCTGTTGAGACTCAGAAAACAGCTTTCCAAGATCTGACTTTTTATGGAACTCATGAAGAAATTGCATTGAGTATTTTTGAAAAATGGATTTATATTATAACTAATTATGGTAAGTCTTCCTAAAGATTTCGTTGCTATTAAATATCCCGGATATTTTTGGAATTTAAAAGAGCAAAAACTCTACACAATGAAAATAACAGGCGTCCTGCGCCCGCTTGTTAAACCAAAACCTAACTTCTTTAACCATTACAGGGATATTTACAGAATATCCCATAATGGGCAACATCGGTCTATAGAGGTTAGTACCCTTAAAAATCTTAAAGCGAAAAATTCAGTAATACCAATGGAGGCATCATGAAGCAAAAGGGAAAAGAGATTGTGGGCGACGCAGTAAAGGTTGAAAGCTACACAAGCGGCTGGGCACAGGTAAGGTTGCATCCAGGTGTTTTTTATCGTCGGTATGAAGAATTTGAAAAGAGCTTCGAGAAAGTAAAAGGTCTTTATGCTGAAATCGACCAAGGACAATTTGTGACCATCAGGTTTTCGGATAAATCCGATGTTACTATGTTCCATAGGAATCATCACGAATACATATGAAACTGAAGAAGATTCATGTAAAAACAAAAATCTTTTTCAAGGATCCTTATGTAATAAAGGTAGTCTTTGACAGGAATCGTGATACCCATATAAGTGAATTTCAATCAATGGTAAGCACGATAAGAAGATTGAAAGGCGATACATGGGGATATATTCCACCAGAGTTGGAAATTGTAAATCCTACAACATTTGAATTTAACCTATCGTCTTATTGGGTATTCAAAGATAAGATGGATGCAGCTACCTTTATGTTAAAATACGGAGATATATCTACGCATGTACATATGTGGAGAGCTAGCCTTGGATTTACCATACATGAAATGTTTGATGAAACCGTGAATAGTGATCTTGTAACAAACGACGGATAAATATACAACATAACAGGATTAGAATGCATCCATTTTTAGATGTTACAAAATTAACTGATGAGGAAATTATAGATAGACTCGGAAAAGCCTATACCTATATGAATTACCAAGTTTCATTGGGGCATAATCCTACTGTTCAAAGCATCAAAGAGATAATACAATCACTTGAAGATGAAAGAAAATATAGATTAAACAGAACAATGGATGAAGAATATAAGAAAAAATATCCTGATGCCACCGCACCAATCGATCTTGGTAAACTCGAAGAGAACATAAGGAAACATTTATGATGAGAGTAAACCAAAGTCGCATCAAGAGTCACATGACTCTTGAGTATGCATTTACTGGTATTAGAATTAAAGAATGTAGCCTAGTACCTGTTGATTGGCACTTAACAGTAAATCTTGTTGCTCCTATTAGAAAAGGAAAAACAAAAGAAGCTACAGAAAATAAAGCAACACTGGCATATCAAAAACTACTGTATTGGCTAGACACTAACCTTACACATATTGTAGTGGTTGATGTCAACAACGAAGATGACCTTTATATTGCTAATCTATCATCGAATATAATGATGTATTGTCC